GCCCACGCCGGGATCGCCTACCATCAACACATTGGCTTTGAACTTGCGTGCCAACACTGTGATCATTTCTTCCAGTTCAGCAGCACGACCGATCATTGGTTCAAGTTGACCTTCTTTGGCCAATGCACTGAGATTGATACAGTGCTCTGCCAGGATCTCGTCTGCTTTGATTGATTTGACAACCTTGTCAGTGATGTTGGCATTTTTGTTGTAAAAGTCAGCAAATTCAGTTTTGCGAACATTGTACTTCAACAGGTAGTAGTGTGCATGGCTGTTGGTTTCTGACATCATGGCCAAAAACAAATCCAGCAAAGTAATCGATCTACGGCCTGTGAACAGTACCTGTGTCAGCGCACGATTAAACACACGCTCCAGCGCATTGGTCTTGCGCGGTGTAACACTGGTATTTTCAGTAACAATACCTGTTTGACTTTCGATGTAAGTTGCCAGCTCGTGTTCCAATTGCGGAACAGCGGTGCCGAACTTGTCGAGCAGCTTACGGAATGGTGGATATTGAACCATTGCCAACAGTACATGCTCGGTCAGCACATAAGAATGATTATGTGATTTTGCAATGGTCACAGCGTTGTTGACAATTTCTTCAATTTCGGGATTATTTGGCATTGTTTCCTTTTGCGGTTATTGTATATGCTAACAGTATTTTACTATAGATAGTTGGTTAGGTCAAGTTAAATTTGCTCGTTTCTGTGCTATCATGTCCAATAGATCCTTGGGAATGTCGGTAGGTATAACAGCCTGTATTTCCATTATGATATCTCCGGGTCCTGTACGACTAGGCAAGCCGCGGCCTCGCAACCTTAGTCTAGCGCCGGGCTGTGTGGTTGCAGGAACAACAATGGTTATATCGTTGCCCAACAAATCCTTAACAACAGACTCACAGCCCAGTACCAAATCCCATATATCAACACTGTGACTGGTCAGCAAATTTGCGCCTTGTCGTTGCCATTTGTTGTCAGGCGCAATTCGAAATGTTATTACCAAATTGCCGCCGCCGGGCGCTAATCCTTTGTACTGTACACTGTCGCCATCATCGACTCCAGCCGGTATTTCTATTTCAATAGCAGAAGATCTGGAATTGGTCAAACTGATTGCCCGTTTACCACCAGTTGCTACATCCAGCAAACTAATTGTCAAGCTGACTCTACTGGTAGCACTTTGCTGGGGCTGGCCACGCTGTGCAAAATTAGCACCAAATACATTGAATATGGTTTCGAAATCAAACTGCTGGCCGCCTGGAGGCGGTCGTTGTCCAAAGTTACCAAATTGCGGTGACGGGTTGTCGTATTGTTGACGTTGAACAGGATCGCTCAGTGTGTTGTATGCTGTTTGCAATTCCTGAAACTTAACAGTGCTGCCGCCCTTGTCTGGATGATGCTGGGAAGCCAGCTTGCGATAAGCTTTCTTTAATTCGTCTTGTGATGCAGTGCTGTTAACACCAAGTGTTTTGTAGTGGTCGGTCATATCGTTAAAAAGCAGTCAACATAATAGTTATGCCGACTGCTGGTAACGCAATTACTTCTTGACCTGCTTGGGAACCACAGTTCCGTCGTACTTCTTGTGTATCTTGATCACTTTGCACTGTGACTTTGTCTGTCCTTTGACTGTTACATCACGACATACTTTCTTTTCAGTCTGCACAGGCTGCTCAATAATTACAGGAGTAACCGATGCAACAGGAACAACTGCAGGCGGCAGAGTAGTGGCCGCAACTACCGGTGTAGGAATTGGGACCACTTTGGCTGGTTCTTTGGTACATGCTGTCAACAACAACATTGCTGCAATTAGTAATAATTTCATCGTGATCCTTACAATGCAGACTGGTTAGCAGCAGGTGGCGCACCTAATTTTTCTTGTGTGCGTCCAAACGCAGTGACACCAATGATAGCGCCCATTGACAAGTGGAATAGTCCCGCACCTTGCAGTGTAATGGGATTCCATTGACTGGTGACATTGCCGGCATGCAGTGCTTGGATCAAGCTCCATAGCACTGGAAAGACAACAAAGTCACATGTACAGACCAACATGTACATCCACCCCATCATCGGGCGCCATTTGTGATTCATCCAATGTTCTTTAACTGGTTCCATAATAAACACTCCTATATAAGTAGTATTTATTTGTACAATGACAAAACCAGGACTACTTATTTAATGGGGTCGGGTTCGTAGTATTCTTTGTACTTGATCACAATGGTTCGCTGCGCTGTGATAAAGTTGCGAACTTCGGACATTGTGACAGCAAGTTGCTGATAACCAGCGTCTGTCAGTGCAAACAACACAGGCGACTGTCCTTTTGCTGCCAATTGCTTAAAGATACTGCTGGCATTGTCCGGCGTTATAACAATCCATTTAACAGGAGTTACTTGTAACGGCTCTGGCCCAGTCAATGCCAGTGGAGTTCGTGGCATTGCCACAGTGACAATTTCCACCGGCTTGACACTGGCACAGCCCGTTAAACTAGCGAACAGTACTGTTAGACACAGCAGAGTTGAACAGAGCCGGGCATTCTTTATTAATTTCAGTTGGTAGTTTTGCATTTTTTTCTGCTTGAGTTAGTGCTGCGCCTGTGGCTATTTCCAAGCAACGAGCAGCATTTGCTGTGCCTGTGTTCACAGCCTTTTCTACCAGTGCCGGTTTAGCAGCAGCGACAGTACCAAAGTCGCGCTTCGTGCCCGTTGCAGTGGTGGTAAATCTATTTTTAAGACTCTGTAGGTCTTTGTTCTGCGCCTTGACAACAGCAGTGAGTTGCTGATTAATAGTGTTGATCTTGCTCTGATCTGCCTGCATAGCAGCAATAGTTTCTTGTTGCTGTGCAATGCCTGCAGTCAGTTGACGAGCATTTTCGGTACTGATAGCCAAGTCTGCTTTCAGACCCGACACATACCATAACCCTGCTGCTATCAACACTGCAATGACCAATGCCGACACTGCTTTGACAATTACATCAATGCTGAACATATTATTCTCCCAGCACTGCAAGTGCGTGTTCGTAATGTTTTATACGATCTGCTAATCCGTTGTCGCCACCATTGATACGCTTGGTCAATGTTACCATATCGTTCTTGTCCGCCCATTGGTTTAAGTTATTTGTTTCCCAAAACCAACAAGCACTTTGTACAGCACCTTCAAATGTGGTCAAATACTCCGGCACATCAGTCACGGGCATTTCCAAGCTGTCAGCAAATGCCCGATAGTTATCGTGCCCGGTCAGCTGTATAAGACCACGTCCGCAATAACGATAGCCGTCGCCCGACGCTTCGTCGCCGTTGCCCATACGGTTGGCATACACACGGTTGGCAATTGCTTCTTGATTGTGAGCATACTGCGCTGCGACTGCTTCGTCTTTGAAGTATTTGCCAAACACTCGCTGTAAACTTTCCTTACGATAGTTTAGATTTTCTTTAAGTGCAGTGAACTCTGCCGACTCATGGGCACATTGTGCAATGAATCCGCACACACGACTGGGTGTATCAATGTTGTAGTCCGGCAGTATTTTGTTCAGTGCATCGCACCATTGATCAGCATACTGGTTGTTTGGGATGAGTTGCCGCATCTGTTCGTGTGTGATTTGCATTGATATAATACCTTTAAATATGTTGCACAGTATTTATTACCAATAAGTAGTTGTATGAAGAATGTTTTAATTTTGACTCCGGACCGGGTCGGTAGCACGTTGCTGCAACGGTTAGTTACAATTTACATGTTGCGCAAGGGAGGGGATAAACCTGTCATTAATTTACATGAATTAACCAACGGTTTAATGAAATATTATAATCCGCTATTCAACCAGGAAGTGCTAGGAAAACCTCAAGACGGTAAGTCCTGGGGATACTATCAGAGTCTAACCGACGTTACTGAATTATTAAACTCTGCTGATCATTATAAAACATCAAGATTGGCACATTATCATATTAAAAATCGTCAAGACACAATAGCCGAGCAGGTTCCGTTTTATAACTATCTAAATGATAACTTTTACATAATCAGTTGTCAACGAGATAACTTGTTTGAACATGCATTAAGTTGGGTAATACAATCGCATAGTAAACGATTAAATGTATATAATCCCGCAGAAAAAATTGATATGTTTGAGGATATTTACAAAAACGGGATAACTGCAACCCAAGAGGGATTGAACAAATATCTTACTCAGTACTTAGATTATACAAAATGGGTAGACAATCATTTCAATGTACAATCATATTTTAATTACGACAGAGATCTGAAGAATATAGAGCAATATATTTTAGGATTAGACTTCATGCGTGATCATACGGAAAATACATGGAAAGACATGTTTGGACAAAGTTGGGAAGATTGGAATACTTGTCATCGTATGTTGCCTAATTTAGTATTAAATCAGCCTGCGCCATCTGCTAATACACTTAACATAACTGTTAATACAAGTAATGTAACTCAATCCCAATGGGAAAGTGTTGCCGGGCCGGACTGGCCCAAATCATTGGCGCTGGTGGCCGGCGATCCGGCAGACACTACCCTACCGCATATACAGGAAGAAATTAGCAGAATCTTCAATAAAGTACAAACAGTTACAGTATCTCAAGACAATTATAATTTTCTCAAAGTACAATTACCACAGTATCAACAAACACAGAAAGAATTAAATAATCTGGTCGACAACAAAATACTAGTAACAGGCGTTCCTATTAAACTTCAGTCCTTAAAAGAAAAGAAACATATAATTAAGAATTTTGATCAATGCATTGACTGGTACAATCAATGGGTAACTGACAACAATTATGGTAAACTATATTTTACTGATGAGTTAAATGTCCTGGCAGAAGCAGAAGAAAATAGACTGGCAGCGTCAATTATATCGACAAATTTGCTCAACTAGCCATTTAGCAGTTACCAAATCAAAATGATGATAGTCTCTGGCATAGTCTAACTGTTCAACTTCTAGTAGATTATGTACAGATTTACAATAGTCTACTTCGCTCAACTCTAGTAGACGATCGTACACATTGTACACAATGTCGAGCTCATTCACTATACTCGGCGGCAACTTAACAAAATCTTTAAGGCTTGTAATAGAGGGCCAGCTAGCATCTTTAACATCGTTGTATATTTTAATTAATAGTTGAATATCGTCGCCGTGGTGGGCCCTTGGAATTAACATATGTCTAATTTCAGGACCAATGACTGCCGAAATGCATGATTTAAAATTCAGAAAATCGTCAAGGTGCGACGCGTTGACTAATGACAATCGACGACGTTCATCCGACAGCAAGATGTCTTTATGTTCTCTGCGATTCGTGTAGCTCCACATGATAACAATATTAGCCGGAGCTACTTCGTTAATAATTGATTGTGTTTTTCGTGCTATCCATTCGTTACTAGCACCATCCATACTGACATTGATACATCTACGTCCAGTTTGTTGTTGTAACAAATACGGCCATGTATGGGCAAGCGGACTGCCCACTCCTACCGTAAAGCTATCACCTATACACCATATGGCATTTTTCAATTCTTCTACGGAATCTGGCCATTCTGCGTCACGAAACCCACGACTATTATGGCTATATTCAACTTTATATGGATAATTCTTAAAATGCGTTTTATCTAAGCAATTCTCAATGCTATCAATCCCACTATAATCCCAGCGGGCATTGACACGGGAATGTAATATAAAATCAGGTAATATCATTTAAATGCTCCACCATCACAGAACTTTTGGTCAAAAACTCTACACCATTGGTATCTCGGTAAGTGTGTTTGTAATATACATGCCGGATGCCACTTTGATAGATCAGCTTGGCACAATCCAAGCAGGGTGCATGTGTGACGAACATGCTGGCACCATCTCCTGATTCTGCACTGCGGGCCAATTTGGTAATGGCATTGGTTTCAGCATGGAGACATTCTGGTTTGGTTTTTAGTCCGTATCGTACATCACGCTGAACTCCTTCGTGCCACGATTCGTAAGGGTATTTTTCGTTAAAGGTATCTAGGTCAAGCCAGCCGCCTGCGCCGTTGTCCCATACTCGATCTTCACAATTGTTGTCCCAACCAGCAGGCATACCGTTGTAGCCAATTGAGATAACTCGATCGTCTCGGACCACAATAGCACCCACTTTTAAGCGCACAGCATGACTGAGTTCTGCAAATGTTTCTGCGGTTTTCATGTATGCTTGTTTTACTCTGTCTTTCATTTACTCTCGTTGCCCCATTTAATTTTGTTCCATATACGCTCGTGTACAAAGTACAACACAGTGTTGAGTGTCAATTGTATCACTGCTATTGTGCCAGAAATTGCTATATCTCCCAGTACAAGATAAGATATAGCAAAAGTAGCAGTTGATCCAGTGATGCGCCAACTCAGTGTTTTTGCCATGCTGCGGGTAGATGTATCAGTCATTTAACCTCGCAGTTGTCAAAATGTTTCTTTTTCATGCTGCCTAAATATCTACCAGTAGCCTTACAATGCGGACATATAACATCGGGAGCATTTTTAATAGTGAAGGCAGATTTTAACCGTGATTCTTTGGTGATAACTTGATTTGCTCTTGCTAATCTTATTTTTTCTTTTATATCGTCTGTCATTACTTGTTGCTTTGCCTTATCGCGTTGTCTGGCGTGACGGCCGGGATCATTGGCCCAGGCGCGCTTGGCGCTAATAGATTGTGCTACTCTGTATTCAGGATTTTTTCCGCGTTTTAGTGCAGCCGCTTTTAATTTGTCACGAACTTCTTCAGTAAGATTAAACATGAGATTGTTTCTGTTGTTATAAACATCATCGGAAGTAATATCTAAATCATCTAACAATTTAGATTCCAGAAGTTGACATTCAGCCATCATACCCCTATGCAATATCTTTCTCTCCCAAGAATATGATGGGTTGCGGTAATCTTCCCAAAAGGTCGCCGATGCTGACGAGCAAATATAGCCGTCATCTTCTGTTCCCTTATGAAATCCTATATAAATTTTATTCAGTGCTAAATTAGTCCATTGATATACAAATGAGTCCATACTATTCTCCTTAAGGTATTTATTATTGTGCTAACGCCCAAACATTTATGTTAAGCCCATATCCTTGCGAATTTTAGTGGCAGAGATTTGCTGTATCTCATCCGGAAGATCAATTTTGTTTATTTTATAACCCACATCACGACCATAATTAATTTCAATAATGTTTGGTACTATTTGTATTTCATACTGACCCTGATATATAGGGTCAAGGTCTCGTCTAATGTAGTCAGTTACTTGTTTAAGAGCAAATGGATTGCTACCGTTCCAGCCTTGACAATCTCGTATCTGTACAATTACTTGCCCTGTTTTGGCAATAGCAATATCAAATAATGCTCTATGCCCTTGATGCCAGGGCTGATATCTCCCTAGTAGCATGACAGTTTCTTTTTTCCAATCAAACACAGGACGCCGACGGTTATTTAGAATATGCTCGCCGATGAACTCTGCCCACTTGTCTGCATCTTGTTCAGTTACTCTGAAGTCATATACTTCCGGCGGAATGAATGCTCGGTTTGTGTCATCGAACCTGCCAGCTTCAATGGTATCAACCCAAATGGTCCAGTCTGCTTTGAAGTTATTGCGCATCTCTACCAGTGGTGCAACAAAGTCGCATATAACAAAGTCTCCGGTGCATTTTACAGCAAACTCAAACATACGCAAACTTTGTCTAATACGGCCTTCTTTGCTGAAGTCCCAGTCGTTGAATTGTTTACGAATCGCGTCTGCATTGAACCAGTCGACTTTGCTAGTATACGAGATTGGCGGCAAATCTAAGTTCAGCATACGCTCTAAAGGCATTGTTTGTACTGAAGAATTTTCTTCCAAGTACTTTTTAAGGGCTGTTGCTAATGTAGTTTTACCAGAGCCCGGCAGGCCCATTACTAATATGCGTTGTGTCATGTTGTTTTTTTCGATGCTTGTTTTGCTAAGTCGTCTACCCAATGATGATCAACCTGCGTGATGTATTTACTGTTACTGTCGTTGGCTAGTATTTCTTTCAATTCTGGGCTATTGTAATCAATCGGGAAATCTAATGTACGGCTAATTTCTTTAAGATATGTTTCTTTGTACAAGTGCAACAATTCAAAACTTAAAAAGTTTATATCGGCAAATCCTGCAACTCCTGCAACTTTGTCCAAGGCCAGTGGCAAGGACTCAGTATCCCTTACGCGCTGTTGCTGCATCCTAAGAACAGTTTGGTCACGACCCAACACAGCAATCTGTACCACAATGTTCAACCGGGTTAATTCTGCAATAAACTGTTCAAAGTCGGGGACAGTCACATCGCCGTTGAGCATATAAGGAACACTAACGCTGGCCACATAGTAGTTGCTCTGACTCCAATCAAACTCGTTTAACAATGCTGGTTGCAACCAGCATTGCGCAAATGGTTCTTGATCATGCCCAATCCAGTATGTATCTAATAGATTGCGCCAGCCAAACACTTGTGGATGCAGAGCAAATATTTTGCTCCACATATGATTACCCGATCCTTGAGGTCCGGTGATAATCAACAACTTCTTCACAGTGTGTATATTGTAGCAGAATTAGCAGCAGCAAGCAACCTACGAGTCTTGTCAGTTTTGAGTCCTGTTATCTGCAACACCGGACGCATGCTACGGCTGGCATTGGCAGTGGCATGTGGCACATTCTCCCAATCAAAGATATGCACAGCACCAGCTCGCCAATTGCTGTATGTACAAGTGCCATATGAGTAGAATTGCCCTGGCTCCCAATCTGCCAACATAACACTCATACGGATAACACGCTCGGAATCGTCGGGGCAGCGTTCTTGTAACTTGTCAATATGCAGATTAAACATCTGTCCCGGTTGCTGATAGTGCATACGAATCTTGCCATCTTCGATGCCGAAGTATTCGCTCATCTTGGTCAGTGTGGGCAATGCACTGATATCAAACACAGCATCTGTCAACTGTAGATCAACTGGTGCGCCTGTGGTACGCAAATCGTTTTCTTCTTGAGTCAGCATAGGACTAACAGTGTCGTCTGTGTTGCTGTAAAACTTACGAGTTGCCCAGGTGATCGGCTTGCCCTGTGCTAGTTTAACTTCCTCTGTCCAGTCACCTTCAAAGTGTCCCAGCAATGTAAACCATTCTCCTGGAACGTCTACACGGTGATTGTCAAAGTGATATGTACTGTGGTCAACACACCAATCCCAACTACTGGTGTAGTCATCCTGAGTCTTATGCATAATCTATTCCTTTATTTTTGTTTGTGACGCTACGAACTACGATGTATACTGCAACCAACAGCGTGACTATGAATATAGGCCGGGTTAGTAAATCTTCTATGTTGTATAGTTGTGCAGTTTGTTTGATGTAGCTTTCCAAGCGTTCGGCCACTACATATGTGACCAACACTGCGGGTCTGCTTATGTCGAAGTATTTAAGCAAAGTTCCCAATGCACAACAAATTGCCAAGATTGCAATATCCTGCCAGCCGCCGGTGTATTCAAGATTGGCCCAGACCATGATAGCAATTATAATTGTAGCGTATATCCAGTAAGGTATATCCAGTATCTTTATAATGTACTTCATAAAGAACAAACTCAGCAGGCCAACCAATATAGTCCCGCCTACAAAGCCCGCACCCAGTGTCCAGATAAATTTGCTATCTTCCAACAGCGCCGGTGTACCCAGTTCAACACCAAAGTACATAAACAGTGCCATCATGATGGCAGCAAACGGGGCAGCAGGAATACCAAACAACACAGTGGGCAGCATACTGGCTACCTTTTGTGCATTGTTGGCACCTTCGCACCCCAGTAGTCCTTTGGGATTGCCGTTGCCAAATGTATCTTTAGGATGCTTTGCCACAGTGGCGCCGTATGCTAAAAAGTCACCAATGGCTCCGCCTACTCCCGGCAGTAAGCCTGTAACAAAACCGATGAAGCCACCGCGCATCATGTCGCGCCAGTTTGTTATACAGTCGCGAAATCCTTGTCTAACCTGTGGCCAGTAGTTGTCCAACTGCGGAACTCGCGTGTGTCGTTCTTTAAATCCCCAGATAAGTTCTGGTATTCCAAACAGTCCCGAAATTAGCGGGATCATCTGTAGTCCTGCGCCGAGATATTCCCACCCAAATGTATATCTAAACACCCCAGTGGAAGGCTCTTGTCCAATCATACCAAGCCATGCGCCCAATGCAATTGCTATGATACTTTTATAAAAGTTCTTACTGGCAACAAAGCCCACACAGGCCAATGACATTATCATGAAACCAGCAAACTCTGGAATGCCAAACCACAGAACAATTTTACCATACAACGGCATCAGTGCAAATGCCAGTGTACCGTACAGCACACCATTGAATGTGCTGTCAAAAATAGCAATGCCCATTGCTCTGCTGGCTTCGCCCTTCTTGGTCATTGGGTAGCCGTCAATAACACAGGCCGCTGTGGTGCTGGCACCAGGAATACCAGTTAAGATACTGGTATAACTGTCGGCGCTGGCACACGCAGCAGTGATAGCTGTTAAAAATATAATACCTGCATACGGATCACTTAGAAAGTAAGGTGCAATGCCAAACACTGTGATCAGTGCTGTGGTAACTCCTGCAATAGGAATAATCCCTATCAGCAGTCCGTACAATGTTCCCAACAGTATCCATCCTGCGTATATCAGCATTGTTTACTTCTTTAAGAGTTCTGGTTTAAAAACGCTAGGAAAGCCGTATGCTTCTTGATTCCAGCGCACAGCACCGTTGAGTGCCGGCTCTGTTACCAACTTGAATAGTTCGCCAATCACTGCGTCGCCATCGGCACCAACAATCCATCCGTATTGACCAGCATCGCGTTCAATAGCATCCATTGTTTCTTTATCGGCTAGCATTTTAGTCATTGCAGTACGCAGTGTAGCTGTGTTGGGGTTGCCTTTGTTTACCCAGAGAGATTTCTGTATTACATCACGCCAGTTGCGTGTCAAGCGATATGCTTCGTACAGTTCGCCCCGTGGTAATTCGCCCCATGCTTTTTTGTAAACATCTTCAAATTGTGTACCAGGAAAGTTCACATCAGCAATTTGTTTCTTTTTCGCCAAGTCGTAAACACCATGTGTGAACCATACTTCGTTTGTTTTGGCAACATCATCACCGGTGTAGAATTTGAACCAAGCTGCTGGGCTTTCACGGGTAGTATTGAACTCTCCTCGCATAAAGCCCAGGCGCTTTTCGTTGCCCTTGACACCATTGACCCAGATTACACGCTTTTTAAAGCAGGCTAGATAAGCGTCGATACTGCCGTTTTTTTGCGGGCCGCACACCAACATGGCCATTGCTGCACCGTCGGGTTCATAGCCCGAGCCGCCTGCTACTTTGAATGTGCTTGTTTTTGTATCAGCTTCTCGGCTCTTGCCAACAACAATGTCAAGATTCATCATGCCAATTGCACTGTACTGACGATAGTCGTAATCGACATTGTCCAGTAAGAATGAAACACCGTTGCCACCGTGAGCAACCATGATCATTTTGGGATCAGTGCGTAGTTTGTTATGGAACTCGTTGAATCCCGGAATATCTCGTGCACCGGGAATGTGACGAACAACCACTGGTTCATCTGTGAACTTGCTCAGGCCTCGAGCAATGATTCCGGCCCATACACTGGTACCTTGCCCGGGACCTTGCGGCACAATCAAAGTATAGTCAGCTTGCGCAGCGCTCATGATACCTGCACTGGCCAGTAATGCGATTAGTAATTTTTTCATAGTCGATTTCCTTTTAAATAATAGTAACACTGATATCTGCAGACTGGTAGTCTTGAAAATATTCAGCCGGGGGGATTTTGATGCCCAGTGTATTGCACAGCATCTGATTGTTTGCAGGCGCTAAGCCTGCATACTTTCGAGTAGCAGCAAGTATATTGGCATTTTGCTTTTGTATAATTGTTGCCATTGTTTTTAAGTCTTTGTAGTATTCTGCATAGTCGGGGTAAGTGATATCAAAGTGGCCGCACTTTACCCACCATCCTAAGCAAGCGTCATCTGGCCTATGCACAAGTACAATAGGACAGTCGGGCCATGTCGCTTTGATATAGTCAATGTTGTCAGCAAACACATGACTTTTAATAATACGAACGGCCCCGGGGGCGGAAAACGGACGGTCAAACTCTGCCTCGGCACTCAGTGGGGAAACTTCACTAAGGTGATCGAAAAACCGTCCAAACTCCATCCCGGGATCAAAGTATGCACCGGTATGCATCAGCTGCATGGTGCCCGGAGCATCGTGATAATAAGTTCTCGCTTCGCTGTAATCACTACGATCGATATCAGGGCTGTAGTAAATGTTTTTGGTCACGCTGGACCATTTAGAGCCGGGTGTTCCCACTACGAAAATATATTTCAATGAGTTTCCTAAGATAATTAAATGTACAAACAAATTTTATACTGTATGTATGATTTATTTATCTAATAGGAAAATTTTTAATGAATACCAAGATTTTTAAGCTGATTAAAGAGAATTTAGAACTTGCCTTTAATTTACCCAAGTACTCTGCAATTTGTGCAGACATCTCTGAGTCCACTGTGGTGGATGCACTGCCTTGGACTCCTGCTCGTTATCGCAAGTTCAAAGACGCTGTAGAAGCAAAACTTGCAATGGAGGACTGTTCTTTCACAGGCACACTGAACAGCATTGTTGACAAACTAAGCGAACGCTATATCACTCGTTTCTTTGGAGAAATCTGGAAACCACGCACAGGTGATTACGATTACACAGGGTGGGCATTGGCAGAGGCAATTCAAAAGCAACACCCTAAGGCTGTGCTGGATGTGGGCTGCGGGTATCATCCGTTTAAAGGTCGTATCGATAACTTGGTTGGTATTGACCCTTACAACCATGCAGCAGATCTTGAAGTGGATATCCTAGACTATCGAGTAACTCCGGCCAGCTTTGATCATATCATTGCACTGGGATCTATCAACTTCAACAGCAAGGACGAAATCCAAGCACGATTTGCGCATTGTGTAACTTTGCTCATGACCGGTGGCAAGTTTTACTTACGGGCCAATCCTGGTATTACACACAAGACCGGACCGTATGTTGATATCTTCTCGTGGACTTTCGAAGTAGCAAATGAGTTTGCAGAAACTTATAATCTAAAGTTGCTGGAATTTAAACGAGATGCTAATGACAGGTTGTATTTTGTGTATCAAAAACTTTAATCATTAACTCGCCAGCAGCAGCATGTGCTGCTTCCAGTGGATGCCCTATGCTAGTTATAGGGTATCCATTTTTTTTGGACCATTGCTGAAAATTCAAACTGTTAAATGTGGTCAAGTGCGGACGAATATATTCTTGTAAATCAACAATTCCGGGTGTGGTGTGCCACCTCTGGTCCAGCATCAACTCATCCATATAGGTCATTATAAACGGACATTTTTTTTGTAATAGCACATCAATTACTGATTTGATATACATCAGTGTTGTTAGCTTATCGCGGATTTCTGAGTGCAAATCTTTGTAGTAAGTTTTTGCCTGCGGTGTGTTGTCTATTGGCATAAGTGTTGACCACGGCATCGAATCCGACCACTGAGCTGGATTGTTAATGTCGACATAATCGAATCGATCTATGTAGGTCCAATTTATTACAAATAATGCGTTTTCGTTTGTAGCAAGGTGTGTTAATGCTCGCTCGGCAATTTGCAAATTGCCCGCGCCAGGACGGGCATAGCACAAATATGGATAGTTAAGATGCTGTGCAATATGTGCTGGCCATGTTAACTCACTATGTCTCGGCTGTTGTTTTTTACTCGGGTCAAACAAAACTTCGTCGCTTAACTCACTGCCGTAGATAAAACTACAGCCAAAGCTTTTTAAATTCATAGGTATAAGTGTCTGCTGTTACGCAGAGTAGGTCAACGCAGGCCAGCGGCCATTTGTAAGGATTTTAATTCAGCATCAGTTTCGTAGATTTTCTTATAAGGTAAACCTGCTGCTGTGCGAACTTCGTTAAGATCTTTTTCGTATTTTTCTCTATAAGCTTTCGGGCTCAAGGGCACTGTGCTGTCAAAGGTATCTCTGGTAAAAGGAACTGATTTACCTTTGTAGTGCATGGTCCATTCGTCGAGATCATATTCTGTCAGTGTGTTGAGATCATGCAGCAATGTTTCCACATGCTGTCCTGCAGTGCTGCGACGCCGGATTTCAACATATACTAGATACCTATTAGGCTTTAGTTCGCCAGGACTTTTATCAGCATCCAGTACAAAATCGTAGCCCTTTTCAAACCATGCCATTAGATCTTTAGCAGCTTGATCAGATCGTACAAAGAATGACACCACAATGATATCGTCATCGTCGCCCATCTTGGAACTGAATTCGTCAATATGGACTGTGGGCTTCATCAAGCCGTCTAAGTCCTTAAAGCCCATGCTTTCGGATAGTAGGCTGTTATTGCCGGAGAAGGTTTGCTTGTGCATTTTCGGCTTGCTCGCTATTTTGGTATTCTTCTTGATCTAGATCTTGTTCGTAAGCATCATCCAGATCTGCTAGGTCGATATCTTGATCTTCTAATTCCACACTGCCTGTGCGGATGTCACTCATCAAAGACTTGGGCATGGTAATTTCAACTAGCCAGATCTTTTGTTCCATTATCTTGGCTTTGTGTGTGCCTGGGCGATAGTCACTGGGACTTTCGATCTTGACAGGTACTGACATGGTTGTTTTCTTGAACTTCACTTCACAATCAAACGGCAGCAGTCTTCGGGCACCGCGTGGATCTGGCATGCGCTGCTCGGGCCACATAAACACACAGGTTACCATGTACTTGCCGATGTCCGGTCCCGAAACCAGCTCACCAAGTTCCCAGTTCCGAAACGCATATAGATCCAACTCATCTAGTACTCGTTCAAAGTCCAGCAAGGTCAGTAAACTGCCTTCGCTCATGTAGATTCCGCGAATGTTATCGGCAATTTGCCAATAATCGGAACCGTCTTTAAAAATGTTTTCGTCGCTTAAATCCATACTGTTATTTAGCCAAATCTGGCACTCCAGTGAAAAACTGATTTATTTCGGTAGTCAAGTTATTTCTTTTCAAATACCCATAGGTCTTCGAAGTTGCCGCCCACTGTTTTTTTAGCTTGCCTGGAACCACTGATAGCACTCCACTGAACTCTATGCTGTGAGTATAGAGGTAAATGTTTAAGAACTACATCTCTCATATCTTGACTGATCTGTACTTCTTCCTTAGCTTTGTTTCTATAGTTAGAAATAACAAAGCCAAATTTAGCTCCGGGCTTTAGTACTTCGCAGGACAATTTAACTGTTTCCTCCCAGTAACCTTTTAACCAATCATTATAGTTTGGGAAATTAGCAAAACTTTGATCTTCGCTATCATAAATTTCCAAATCAAAATACGGAGGACTAAACAATACTGCATCGACTTGATTTTTGTACTTGACATCAAATTGATGCTTGCTGGCCAATTGTTCACTGGGGCATAGATATAAATCTACATTTTTTTCCGGAAGTTCAAATAAACTATTTTCTCTAATAGAGTTATATTCTTGGTGTAATAGATTGCCATTATTCACTACACCCGGGATAACATCCGTGGCAATGAAATTTTTCCAATTAGTGCTGTAAAAACCTAATTGATAAGCATTCCATCCCATAACAGGTGCAAATATAGTGTCACCCTTGAATACATTTTCCATTATCCCTTTAAAAGTAGCTGGATTAAAGACACTAGCACGATTGGCGCCAATCATAAAGTCCAAACAAAATTGACTGTAATTATCATCAATTTTACAGATATGGTCAAAGAACGCAGGCGCTGCTAGGCTATTACGAATCTTAAACTCTTCGAACATTATTTTAAGTAAGCCGAAACAAAACTCACTGTCGTTGTTATAAAGTTTTTTAGTATTATAAAAGTTTTCGAAATTGATATTTTTACAAATTCTGCCGTATTTGCTGTTAGTTCTTCCACTAAAAGTATTCTCGTCAAATATAGTTTTAGTAGGAATATCGAAATAAAATTTTAAATTTTCAGTTAGCGAGCCGTAACGGCGGAACCATTCTGTCAGTGCTTTTTCGGGTTCCAGTACCAGCATCTTATACATTTTTTGTTTGTATAAATCTAGTCGCTGTTTACGATCATCTTTCTTCGCGACGCGATCAATAAAGGTGTCAATGTCGCTGCGCACTGCAAAGTTGCCTGTTTTATCGCTGATATTTAAAACGGATAACTTTTTGCAAAAATCTTCATACGAAATTTGTTTGTTAAATTTAAATAACGCTAAAAAATCAGTCAGTGTAAAAATCAATTGTGGTGTCATATTGTGCATTCTTAAAATAGTATTTACGTCAATTTCGAATTACTATTTTAATTTCTAATTAATTAAATTGAATGTCGGTGTCTCGGTGCACGACAAATTTTTCGGGCCAGTTATTATGCAGATGAAATTGCGGACAATGATTATAGTCGCCTGCTGGTCCACCGGAATTTTTCATTTGCATAAAAAAGATGGGCTTGCCGATTTCCCCAGCTTGTTCGCTTGGAATTGCACATCTTAATACAGTTCCTTTGGGCATTGTAACCCAAACACAAGTTTCAACAATCCAGTCTACTAACCGATTCACATCAACAGCACAAAAGCCGCCTTTTTTCTTGTTGGCCCAGATAAGCCAAGATGCTTTATCCTCGTCTTTTAAACTTTGTAAAAGTAAGATAGCAATCTTTCGATTATTGGCATTGAACCACAATGGCACCTCGTCCCAACTCGGAATATTGGAACAGTGCAATCGTTTGTATTTGAGTTCGGTAGTAGACAAGTTTAACCCAGCGGCCCATTCTGCCCATTGTGCATTGTCGTTTGTGCCTAGAAAGCGATCTAGCTTGTTGTAGATGGCTGGCGGCATGTTAAGTTGTGATGCTAAACTACGCAGGGTAGGTAAATGTACTTGAGTATTTTTTCCCGACGCGTATTTTACACTTACACGGGTTTGTGTACTACCGTTGATGCCGATTAGATCGCCCTTGGTTCGTGTACTACCATCAGTTTCCACTCGCTCGAAATTAAATATCTTAGCAACATATTCTTTAAGAACATCGTTCTTTTCTAAGTCACGACCTGCCCAATATTCATTACTGCCCATTTCGAACTCCAAATGTTATTGTAAGCTAGAATTATAGCGTAATAAGCGATGTTTGTCAACCAAAAGAAGTGTTGTTTTTAGCCACATTGTGTCAGCTGTAGCAAGTGAACGACCCGCCAAGAGTAATACTTATGCCGCAAAAATCAATTATCACCGCCCATAGAATAGATTTTTTTCTGGCCTAAATACTATTAACAGCATATCGCTGTTGATTACCATCCCCCACCAATCTGGAGAAATAACTTGAGCAGACAAAGAGGCGCCAAAGCACAAAAACGTATCACACAAGTAGAAAACACAATTGATTTTTCCCAAGGACAAACATATCGTAAACCAAAATCCATTGCACTTGTACCCCGAACGCGAAACCAAGAGCGACTAGTACTAGCATTGCTCGACGAGGACCAGCACATTGTAGTCACTGCAGGTCCAGCAGGCACAGGCAAGACTTATCTGGCCATGCAGGCCGCAGTCAAATCACTCAAAGAAGGCACATGCGAACGCATTGTGTTAACACGACCAGCAGTGGGTGTGGAAGACGAAGATCACGGTTTCTTGCCCGGTGATTTAAATGCCAAGATGGAACCGTGGACTCGTCCGTTGATGGATGTACTGCGTGAAACATATCGTCCACAGGACATTGCTGCTATGATTGAGAATCAATTGATTGAAATATCACCACTGGCGTTCATGCGTGGGCGTACATTCAAACACAGTTGGATCATTGCTGACGAAATGCAAAATGCCACTCCTAATCAAATGAAAATGCTAATGACTCGTATTGGCGTGGGCAGTAAGATTGTGATCACAGGCGATGTTGAACAAACTGACCGCCCTGGCAGCAACAACGGTCTATTGGATCTATGCACTAGATTAGACCGCATGGATGTAAACGGAATTGCAGTGTGCCACTTAGAAGCACGAGACGTTCAGCGTCATGCTATCATTGGCAATGTACTAAAACTTTACTCTTGATCAACTTGACTCATTCTACTAATAATAGTTTGAGCAAGTTTTTGATATGACAGTCGCCCGGGATGCATCAAATCTCGGGCGCAATCGATAAATGGCACTTCTTCACGAGCAATAATGATGGGTGTGACATTTTCTAAGTGACACAGCATTTGAAATGCCAGTGTGTTTTTTTCGTGATTGACCCTGGAATTCTCACTTACTAAAAACCAATACTTAACGAAGTAATCGTTGGCGCAAGGACCTTGCGCCACATCGCCTGGCAGCATATTCATTACAACCGCTTCGTCGAACAATTCAAATCTGTAACTATCCGTTTGCAACCAGACTGCATACTTGGGTTTCATCAGTTTTAAATAATGAGCAGCCATTCTGAATGCCGTATCGTTACTGCAACCTGCATGTCCTAGATTGATACACAATAGCCCGGTTAGTGATTCTAGTTGAGACGGCCATGTTTCGTGATTATGCACCCCGGTGCCCATGGTAAAGCTACAACCAAAACACAGTACATCTGCAGGTGTTTCCACTTCGTGTGTTCTAAAACCGTGAGAGTTAAACTTGTATTCAATGTCTACATCAAGATAACCAGCGTCAATCATCTTCTGACGAGTCACTGCATTGCTGATATTTTTTTTGTACAGTGCTTGACTGTCTGACAGATCCCATGCTGCTGTTTGATTAATGGAATTATGATAATTGTGAATCGGAATCATGCTGTGAGCTGTTCGTAGATTTGTTTCCAGTTTTTCATAATTGGGATATTCGGGTGGTACTCGTGCATGTTGTGTCCATGCTCTATTAGAATACTTTTTAGTCCTGCATTGTGCCCAGCAATTGCATTCTCCCACTTGTCTTCGATCCAGTAGCACCCAGTATCTTTGTACTGTGACAATGCTTCAACTTTGTCGGCTCCGGTGTCTAAGCATACAATATGTTCAAATGCGCTAGTCCCGAACAGCTTGTTTAGATTCATTTCACGAAGTTTTTTAGCATTGGGATCAAGGCTTAGACTGGTGATACAATGGAATCTAAATCCGTGCTCTTCGTGCAATCGTTTAACATAGTACATTGCATCACGCAGTGCAGGCAAGAACCCAATGGCAGCAGATTCATTAAAGATACGAATCAGCTTGACCACTTGTTCGCGGCTGATGTTGTAGCGAACGCTCATATCATAGTTCAATTTGCTGCCCGGTACCTCAACAAAACCATGTTCTTGCATCCAAATATTGAATGCCCATTCCCAGTCCAACAATACACCGTCGGCGTCTGTCAGGATCAGCTTGTCTAAGTTTTTATGTTTCATAGTACATTGTACTGTGAAACCAAGGGTTTGTCAAGCAGCAGGACTAGTCGGGGCATCTGCTCCAACACTGATCGGATGACCGTTTTCTTCGAACAATCGTTCAATGATGTTGGCATAGTGCTGATAGTAATAGCTGACAACTGTGTCCCAAACTTTGGGTACTTGTACCCCGCTCATGCTGCACTTTTCAACTTTTTGCAGTTTGAAATCTAAGATAACACTGGCCATTGCCCAGTCAGATTGTTTTAGATTCTTAGCAACTGCCATTGTTTCGTCAATTTGGCCATTGGCCTTAGCATAGTAAGTTAATGTCAGGTATCTCATAGTCTCGCCAGTTCGCAAATAGTTGCGCTTAAATTAATTTCTTGATCTGTTACCAATGGGATATTGGCCAGTCCATTACGGATAATAATGATTGCTTGATCCTGTTTTTCAAGATCATTGCTCCACAGATCAAGATTATCATACATCCACCGGAATGTAGTGTCTGCTTCTTCAGGTGTGCTCTGTTGGCATAACAATGTTCTTGCTTCGCGAATCTTGCCTGCTTTGAACATTGCCACGCAATCTAATTTCCAATCGCCTACTGCTCGGTCGCCAACATTGGGAGCCAACAGCGCACCGCTTTGACTATTCTGCTGTGTCAAGTTCAAGCACTTGCGCAAGTCTGGATATGTTGCTTTGACATAGCTGTCAAGAGTGTCAATATCAAATTCAATGCCTTCGGTAACCAACACAGTGGCCGCTCGTGCAGTAAATTCGTTATGATCGGTCTTGGGAATATGGATATGCTGGCAACGACTATGCAGTGCTGGCAGAATCTTGTTGGGATAGTTACAAGTTAGAATAAAGCGAACACTGTGACTGTAGTCTTCCATCAAGTTACGCAGTGCAGGTTGCACACTGCTGGGATTCATAAAGTCTGCTTCGTCGATCAGCACAATCTTAAACTTGCCAAACGGCATTGTCTGACAGAATCCGATCAGCTTGTCGACCCATTCAATCTTTCGTGCTTCCTTGGAACCGTTTGCATACATGATGTCATATTCATCAATGTCCAATGCAGCAATCAGCACCTTGGCTAGTGTGGTTTTTCCTGTACCTGGTCCGCCGCTGAACAGCAGATGCGGAATAGTGCCGTCCTTGATCCATGCTGCTACTTGTTGTCGATGATTCTCATCAATAAACACATAGTCTTCGCTTGTTTTAGGACGATATTTTTCTGTCCAGAGTTGTTTCATTTTGATACCTTGTGGATTGTGGATTGTGTGCTATAGTATAGCACACTGAAGTCTTTTATGCAAGAGAGATCTAGCAACTTATTTTGATGCGTCAACTACTCTTTTTCGCAAGCTGCTAGAGCTGAAAGAGTGATCACGCTGATTGAACACCAATTCAATATTTCGATGTTCGCATATTCCTGCACCTGTGAACTCTTTGCCATGATATTCTTCACCTAAAATACGAACATCAATAGGCAATGTTAGTAGGATATCTTCAATATCTTCTTCTGTATTGTACACAATGATCTCGTCTACATATCGCACAGCACTGAGACTAATCTGACGCTCAACAATGCTTTGAATAGGTTGATTTTTTTCAGGCCTCTCCCATTGTGCATTGTTTTGCAGTGCTGCAATAAGATAGTCACAATGATTCTTGGCCTGACTCAGCATGGCAATGTGTCCTGCATGCAGCAGATCAAACTGAGAAAAGGTAATTCCAATCCTCAGTCCCTTGCTCTTTAGTTCTTTGATCTTGTTGAATATCATTTTAATTTTTTAGAAGGTCAGTTAATTCTGGAAAAGTGGCAATTAAATGGTGATTATGATAATTGTCAAGTGGGGTAATGTTGTTCCAAAACTTAGCAGAGTCAAACTCTTTGTTATTGTTTATCTGATGCAGTATGCTTTCGTATCCATAGGTAGCTCTCCCAAGTGAATCTAAAGGCCGAAGCCATGTGAGATGGCTGTTATATTTTTCCCTGATTTGATCTTTTAAAGAGTCAGGAGCACTGTCGACTCTGAGGTAGTCTGGCGTGAACAACATTTGTATATTAAAGTCTGTTGGATTAATTAATCCTTGATCAACCCATGATCGATGAAAATCCGGTAAGTGCAGTGCATTGATGATAGATGTGGTTGCTGATATATAAAAATCAATATCGGGGCGGTTAACTAACAGTTCTTTTCTAAATTTTAGAACATCATTCCATTTTTGCCCAGATCTTAGATATTCTCCTCGTTGATGCTCACCGTCGAGGCTAGCGCCGATACTTATTTTTTTAAAATTTTTCCACACATCAAATATAGATTTACCACTAAGTGATGATTTTGTCATATTGATATTATAAATTAACTCAACCTCGTGTCGTCCGCGACGATCTAATTCTTCTACTATTTGATAAAATTGATCAATCATCAATGGTTCGCCGCCGGCAAAATAGATACGTTCTACAGTATCAATATGTTCCAGGATTTGGTCATGTATGTCATATGTATTTTTTCCAGCAATTTGTAATGCTTTTACAGATTTATCAATCTGTCCAATTGCTACTGCAGGCTGATACCACGATGAAGAATGCTGTGGTCCACAACTTCTGCAGGACAAATTACATAAATTATTAAATCTTGCATCTAAATAATATAAATTAAAATCTTTTAAGAATCCATCAACATGAGTAGATTCAATGTTATTGACATATTTTATAAAACGTCGATTAGTACTTTTCCGTAGGGTATCTCGTCCAAAAGATTCTTTGGTATAACAATTGTTACATGATTTGGGTTGTTTACCTTCCAACATATCTTTTCTTAGTTGTTTAGATATATCTGAATTCCATATTTCTTTTAAAGAATTTTTTGAACAATCACCTAAAATTTCAGTAGATTCACAACAGGGTTTAACTTTACTAGATGGGTCAATCATCATACTTGTCCACGGTATCATACAAAAATTATTGCTTTGAAATAACAATTGCTTGTGTTTTGCAGATAAAGAATCAACAAGATCGGTATTTTCTAATTTTTGATACTTGATGTAACTAGCCTGATTGGTAAATTCTAATGTATGATAATCCCCATCACATTCATGTATATGAACCGGAATCTTGTCAAAGCTGACATTGGTTAATACCCAATTGTATTCGTCTTGTATTTTTGTATTAGATGTAACTACGCAAACAAAAAAATTAGAAATATCAATGTCATTAATAATGGCTTGCAAACTTTCTAACATTATGCCACAACATGACTCTTTTTTGTATGAGTCTTGAGTAATTGTAAAAATTAATCTATCTGTTGAGTCATACGATTCTTTATGCAGTTTTTTTATTCTGCTGTACAAGTCTTCGACGGACAGGATGTAATCGTCACAATTAATAATATCAATTACATTAAATTGTAATTTAATATTATCAATACATTGATCTATTGTCATGTTTAACCAAACCTACTCTTTGACTCTACATGCTCGGCTGTGCTCATGGTGTCGTCCTGCGGCAGTTCACTTGATACTAGCAAGATATCATTAGGATCAATTCGGCGGATAGTGCGCTCGACCCCAGCATCGTCAATTTCAATACCGCGTGTCCATCGACCGTGTGCTACGCAGATCCATTCTCCGACCTTGACATCATTTTGATCTGGCCCAACTGCATATACTTGCCCCCATCTTGGACGGATACCGAGCCCAGTGCCGTTGTCGTTCAGCAGTACAATACCTGCTGATGTACGGCGTTGTTCAAATGCCATTTCGCTTACGATAACTGCTGCTCTGAGCGGTTGTAGCTCTACGGCTGTCAATTGGTGTGGGGCGAATGCTGCTTTGATCATATGTTCCTTTTAAATTTTGTTGACGCCGGGCTTGCGTTGTGCAGCTCGACGTGGGGTTTTAGTGATTCTTGCTTGACTGCAGGGCTGCTTGTGTCTTGGCAATGGCTGCTGCAAGTCCGCCCTGGGCCACCGATGCTAGTGTGTTGACGCTAGCAGCTTCGGTTACTGATTCTGCCATTGTAATTGGGTCTGCAATTAACTCAGGGACAGTGTTTGCTAATTCTGCCAGTTCTTCCATTGAATCAATTTCAGGAATATCATCGTATGCAGCCAGCACTGATTCATTTACAATTTTTTCTTTGACAGGCCGTGCAGTATCTTTGGCAATTTTTTCCTTGGCTACTTTTTTCTGCGCATGTTGTTTCTTGGCTGCTCGAGTACTGGTAGTAGGAACAATGGCCGGAGCAGCAGACACTTGTTGCCGATAAAGTTTTTGCACTTGCTTGGGTTTAGATTCCACTACACGATTGTTGCCGTCAAGTAAATCTCCACGAGCATTGACATTCATATTGCCCACGGCACGAATTTGTTCACCTTCCAACATCAATGCACCCATATCGACTACACGACCCATTGCTGATTTATATACTTTTGTTGCCATATCTGTTCCTTTGAAATATATGCGTATTTAACGCAAAAATTCTGTTATGTTTAATTCGTAAAACATGCTGTTGATTTGATGCACTCGTAATTTATAGAGTACATAGCTTGCCACACTGCTGCCACGCCCTACTCCCCAGATAATTTTGTGCTCGTCCATAACATCCACCAGATACACCATGTACCGCAGCAGATCAAACAGATCGCGTTCTTGATATAACAGTAGCTCTGCGCCGCACCGCTGTAATTCTGCATCCGTTGTGCATAGCCCTAAGATATGTTCTGCAATATCCATTGTGCGATATTGCTCGGGCATATGCCACACTTTCTGCTGTGCTGCATGAAACTCTTCGGGTGTGTCTGATCTTTGCGTATCTGCTATCCAGTTCGGAGAGGGATCTAACAGCTCTGCTAAAAATTCCAGTGTCACAGACGAATCAACAATCATGCCTGACAGTTCAACAGCATTGTGACCCTTCATTATCAGATCACAAATATCTGCTTCGTTGTACACCAACTCGCTAAACTTATTTTGTATCATCTCTGCCGAAATTACCAAATACAATGGTATTTCCAGTATCTTCGTACTGTGTTGCATCATCTGTATCGTTGTCAGTTGGCCATTGTAAAGATAAATCTCTCCAAGATGTAACCGTATTCAAACTCATGATATTTTCAGTTTCGATTATTTTCTTATCGTAATGAACCAGGTTAGCATCGTGCCACCAACCATCTTGATCGTACGGACCGATCGGCTCGTCATCGCCGTGAATATAAGTAACTCCGCCGCCGTGATCGCTGGTCAGTTCTACTTCACCCACGATCATACGGTCTTCGCATAGCGCATTCAGCTTGCAGTATAGCATGATACCGATCAGCTGGTCAACTGGATCGTTGGGCAATGTAGTGATCTTCACACCAGCCTTGGCCAATAGCTGACATTGTTCCGTTTCGTCGCTGTTGATAAACACACTAGAGTCCAGTACGCCTTCAACAAAGAATTTAATGCGTTCAAACGCAATGTTATGGCTCTCGCTGTCAATAGCAGTGGTCATCATCCATAAACGAACTGAGTAGTTGTTCATATACATCAAGCCGTTGTAATAAAATCCGGCCACGAAATCAAACGAGTAGTGTAGTCTTACATTCATGATATGTCAATAATTTGGTCAAAGTCGGGTCCTTTGCCGTTGGATGATTTATTAAAAAGTGCAGCAGATTTCTCTGCATACTTATTTTGGTGTGTTTCGATTGCCATCTGAATTTGACGGCAAAGATCGTTATTGCCCATTCGACGAGCAATGCCCATTTTCTTATTGAGTTCTGAGATTTTGGAGCCTAGTTCGTCTATAGTAAACGAATCTACGCTGTTTATTAACGGATGTTCCATGCGTTAAGTATACAGCAGATTGCCCCTAAGGTCAACCTATATGATTAGGCAAATACTGCGCCGTTGTTGCCAATGCAGAACCACTTGCTGGCAATGTACTGTAAGGTACATGCATCGCCTACTGCGGCAAATGTGATTATTCCTGTGCCCGACGATTTCCATCCTGCGTTGGCCACAGTAATTACCATGTCGCCACCGGTGGCCACCATTGCAAAAGTTTTAATCTGTCCGTCTTGCCCGGCAAGCAGTGTTGCTACTTCGGCACCGGCAGTTGTAAAGTAACTCACTGCTTTGGTCAAGCTGGCGTCGGTACTGGGCAATAGGTCTTCACTTGACGCCACAGTCAGTGGAGCAGTAAATTTATTACGCGGACGAGTCAGCTCACTTAGATAGATCGCTGATCCGCCGTCGTCGGTATGGAACTGGAATTCGTATGTGCCTGTTTCACCAAATGTAATGACATTGGATGCAAATCCCTGAATACCAACAACACTGGTACTGCTGGAGCTTGCACCCACAGCAGCAGGCAATGTCACAGTGTGTGCAATACTAGACACGGTGATTCTGACTATCAGCCACGCTTGAGCGCCGGCGGCCGGAAAGTCAGCAAATGCCAAAGTAATGCTGCCTCCAGTTGTTACTGTTTGATAGTGTCCCAA